CTTGATTTCCGTTGCATACGACATCTGCCGTTAAAGTTATCGATATAACTCCTACTTGTGAAAGTACATCCTTGGTCCTAGTATGTGGATTAATTCGATGTTTGTAAGGTTGGTGTGCTTAATTGCATCACTGCCCTTGGTGTACTTTGGGCTGACGTTCACGCCCTTGTACAACCCGCTTGCTGCAGTGACTGTGGCCTGCCTGACTACTATCTATCCGCCGAAAACCATCGAGGCAGTGATAGACACGATCTACCGACATTCTCCATCGTTCGGTGCGTACAGGCAGCATTGTGACGTGATGATACACACCCAACGACTCCACAAGGAGATGCTGGATGCCGATTCATGGTTCTTCCGAGCTTGGTCTAACACACTGCTCGATGAGGCCAGTATCGTTGTCCCCTATCCCTGCGTGGCGTTAGATTGGGCTGGGTTGACTCGCGACATAGTGACGATGCTCGATGGAGGCGTATTGTACATGCGTCTCTGGGTCTCGGTTATAGGTGCCATCAGTTACCTTGTCCCGAAGCTGTTGTTGATCGGGGGGCTGTTTACTATCGGAACAACCCTCGCCCTGGTAGGAATGGGATATTGGTGCTTGAGTAAGAGGCTGGTGGGAGTGAAATCGTTCGCGCAATTACCACCCTTTAGACCTCGTGATATTCGCGCCAGATTCCAAGCCGCATCCGGGCGTTGGCGTTTTCCCAAGAGTGAGCCGTCCGACCACAGCACTCTAGCAACCGAAAGGAAGCTAGTAGAACATTGGATGTTGACAACGGCATTCGGTGTGGCTTCGAAGGTAAGGGATATTGGTGGATCCTTGCGCCGTAACGCATCATTCGGGAAGGCTCTTCATATCTGCTTCCCGAATATTGACTCACTGGATCACAACCGACTCCAACTCAACCGTGATTGCCCTAACGACGTGGGAGAACATACCCTAGGCGAGTGCAAATGTAAGGCATCTTTTTCCATCTTGTCTTACTCTGACTTTCACATCAACATTGATGAACTGTCTGGTATCAAGCATCCGTGCTTCATTGCCACCCATGACTTTGCAAATATGTCAGGGGAGTTCACGTGGAATGATGGGGAAGCAACAGGCTGGGTTGGTCAGGGGTTTGTGAACATGACCACGCGCGGTGGAAGCACCTATGCCCATTCATTTCATGATTGGAAACAGGAAGGCACCATCGTGGGAGTCAATGGGGTATTGAACTATAGCCAGATTGGGAAGTTTGGCAACACCATAGTGATATACGCGTACCCTGCTTCAGGTGACTATTGTCAGGGAGACCCCACTGCACTGAGGGACATAGTGCAGGATAAATATCAATTGTCCAGTTCGGAGAGCGCTCACTTGAGAAGCGTTCAACTGCCCGGTACCGAGGAGAAGCCATCGAAAGGTGTTTCTAAGAGGTACATTTTCTGTAGAGGCGAGGTGGAGATCGGAAGTATGCTCGCATCTACTATAGAACGGACAGTCGTGGCAATGTACGCAGCCAAGAGGGACGGGGTTTACGCCTCCAACCTCTCCGGATATCTCCGGGGGCGTATTACCACGGACCGAGAATCTTTTGATTGCTGGGAGCAGGCATTGCAATTGGTTCAAATAAGATGTGATGAGGTGGCATTGAATGTCGGGCATAAGTTTCTGCGCTTGCCTGAGTCCGTCATTGGAATGTCATTCCTGGAGAGGATTAAGTATCGCGTCCTGGTTTACGCGTACCAACACCTCCCCAGGGTATTTCGTGGTCTGTCTCTCGCCATTTGCGCGATGATCATCGGAAAATCGAAAGATTCTTCGATGGTTCCGTTCTTATGGAAGGAGATTGATTGCCCAAACTATGAAGTCAACACTGACCTAAATAGTTCAGGCAGCGGCGAGCCACGGGATACCAAAAATCGTACTCCCTTTCGACCAGAGGGCGAGGATAGTCGCCCCCACCCTACTGGTCAACAGCAGCGCAGTGCCCCACGTAGGACAGGAAAATGTGAAGGCGTCAATGGAGACAAGGGTTCTGAACAACAATCTGTTCCCTCATCCACTAGTGGCGTCGGATCTTCCATCAAGTCCCTACCAAGTATTACCGGCAACAACACCGATGGTACACCCACTCCAACAACCAGTGGGCAACCGACCGTACACAACGGTCCCATGGCCAAAAGAACTCGACCACTTAAGCAACGCCGAGAAGGTAAAGCTCATGCACAAACTACCCAGCCCAAAGGAGCTCGGTTTGTTCAGCCCCCAAGAAGCACTAGCAGCGGAGAAGGCGAGAAAGCCCCACCAAAGCAAGTGCCTACGGATGCTGGCAAGGACCCTGTTCTCAAGCCCCGCGGGGGCATGGATGAGGGAAGTGCAACCGCTGAACTTCGAAACGTGGCTGTCCCGCTACCCTATGAGCAAGCAACAACAGCTCAGGGCGGCGCAACAGAAAGTGTCCGAGAGGGGTCTGATTACGTCGGATTCCCGAACAAATTGTTTCATTAAAAATGAAGCATCGGTCAGTGGAACAGATCCTAGAAACATCTCACCTAGGACACCGGAGTTTTTGTCGACGATTGGGAGATTTGTGGCTGGTCTTGAACTAGCTGCTCACTCCGCTGATTACTTGATTAAAGGACTAAATATGGATGCCAGGCACGCAAAACTTAAATGGCTCAAGGACTTCCAGTATTATTTCGAGAACGACCACTCACGCTTCGATAAGCATGTGGCCGCATCTTGGATCTTACACTTTGAAGTGCACTTGTTCATGTTGGTTTTCCCTGCCTCAGATCATCCTGATTTCTACGAAGCGCTTGGAGCGCTTGCCCGCACTTACGGCGTGAGTGTAGTGGGCCTACTCTATCTCATATTGGGAGAGAGACTCTCCGGTGACGCACACACGTCAATCGGCAACGGAAATATCAATTTCGCGATGCTGATGTGGTGCTTTACCGGCTGGTTATGGAAACGTGACTGGGGAGCCTCCACCGAGGGTGATGATGGATTGATAGGCGGAGTTGGACGCAAGAAGGAAGCACACCTCAGACTAGTGATGATGGCTTGCCTTGGTTTTGAAGTGAAACTAATTCCCCGTGAGACAATTACGGGATGTATGTTTTGCGGCAGGACCATGGTTGAGCTACCTAACGCTGTCACGAGCATGTGTGATATTTCACGCACCCTCTCCAAGTTCCACATAACAACATCAGGCCTTCCTGGCCGCCGCGCCCTACTTGCAAAGGCTCTATCTTACCTCTACACCGACGGTGGAACGCCGATTGTTGGACGACTTGTTCGTACAATAGTCGACATACTCAAGCCCACCTTACGTGATGTGCAACACATCGTTCGCAGCAAGTACATCAATTTGTACGAAGCAGAGAAGATACAGCTGGGATTTGGAGCATTACCCGAGACACGCGTAGTTGACCCCGTGCTCAGGATCGCAGTTGCCAAGACCGACAATCTCACTCTTGACCTGCAGCAATCCTTTGAGGAGGCGTACACCCGATGGGTGGACTTAGGCTACATACCCGCTAGACCTTCACCAATTGAATTGGTTAGGGGCGAGTTGACAGTCGATGACCACCGACATGTGTACTATGGGGCTAACTACCCGCAGTTCTACGGAAGCCAGTGATTTACCCTTGACTTTTGGCAATGGATAATGAGGTGTCGTTAAAAGGCCACGTTCCGGACGTAACCGGAGGGGAG